AAACGTCCACAGAGAAGCGATTTGAGCCGCATATCCTGCCGGACGGCAAATTCCCTGCGGAAGAATCAAAAACGCAAAATAGGGCCACAAGAGCGGCTCTGAGCGTTATTTCCGCTGGCTCAGAATGAATTGCAGGTAATCTGTAACCTTTTGTCGCTCTTCATCTGTCAGATCCATGCGCTTTACAGCGGGGTCAACGGTGCGGCCCATGAGGAAGTCCATGGAGCAATCCAGGTAGTCAGCGATGCGAGCCAGACTGTCGGCAGCAATCATGCGGCCGGTGCGCAAGCTGGAGAGTGTACCCTTGCTCATTCCAAGTTCGGTAAACATATCCTTCAGCTGGACATTGCGGGCCTTTGCCTGGATTTTGATATTTTCCGCAAGGGAAATAGAATCATACAAATTTTCGATAGGCATTTTGTGCATCCCTACAAAACCTTACAATT